ATAATAACCTTTTATATCTCCTTCTACTTTAATACTTTCTGAGAAAGTAGTATCTTTTGTTAAGATTAAGTTTCCTTTTATTATTTTCATAGTAATTCATCTCCTGCTAGTTTGTAACGTTCTTCTTTATATTTCCAATATCTTTTATATTGTTCATACCACCATAATAACTTCTTTTGTAATTTATTCATTTTCTACACTTCCTTATCTCATTCATTACTAAAAGAAAACCTAACAATCCGGCAAAGTAATAACCAATGTTTTCTAAGAATGCCATCATTTGAACACCTTATCAAATTTAGCAATCATTAAATCGTCCTTGTATTGTTCAAATAAGAAATCCCAATGGTCTGGAGTTTTATATCCATCTTCATGCTCTGCTAAAAAATCATCCCCGTCCATTTCCATTAAGTCGTTTGGGCTATTCATACTCTCCACCTACTTTCATGCTTTTTAAGAACTCTGATAGCTTGTTGTATAACTTCGCCTAAAGAACCTGCATTAGTTTTAATTTTAAATAGCATTAGTTCTTTATGTAATTTCTTCTTTATTGTTATACTCTTTTGTGTTGTTCCCATAGATATATAGAACTATAGAAGTATATAAATGTATGTGTTTAGACGTGTTTAGCATGACTTACATCATACCAATTAGTTCCATCACAGATAAAAATAAAACCCCCTCTTTCATTAACTGCGAAGACATAATTAGCTTCACTATGATTATATAATTCTTGATTACTTCCAGATGTATCTGTTATAGTAACTGTGTTTGAAGCATCTGGAGTTTTAATAACTAAATGCATAACTTGTCCTGCTACTCCCCCGGTGAAATCATTTATTACAACAGCTGCTGTTGAAGCATCTATGAAAATATGATTTATTCCACCTACTGCTATTGTCCCATCATTAGCAGATGTTACAGCAAGAACTGCTGAACTTATAGCTCCATCTACTTCTAATTTACTATTCGGACTAGTCGTTCCGATGCCGACGTTGCCGTTGTCAATTACCATTGCATTTGCTGCTGCAGTAGTAAATTGTATTTTCCCAACTCCTCCATAATACATTCCTGTATCAATATCATTCGTAAAACTATAACTTGGACGAGAAAATTTTCCATTAGCCATATATAATTGTGGGTCATCAGCTCCTCCAGTAAAAGAACCCACAGCCAAATTTCCTGCAGAAATTAAAATATTATTTGCAGTGTTATAAAATCCAGTAGAAGTATCAGCTCCAAATGTATAAGATGGAGCAGAAACAGAACCAGCTGCAACTTCAATTACTCCTGCCACGTCTAAAGCTGAACTTGGACTCGTCGTTCCGATGCCGACGTTTCCCGAAGCATCAACACTTAAAGCTGGGTCGGGAGTTCCATCAGAAGCTACTAATTCACTATGTCTATGAAGTGCGTTTGCTATTGAATTATCTGTTAATGTATTAAATTCTGCTTGGGTTACTCCTTGCACATTTCCCGTAGTTAAAACATTTCTTCCTGCAATAAATGGTTTTAAATTAGTTCCATCATCATCCCAATGATTTTCTCCTGCAATTTGAGCATCAACATAATCTTTGTTCGCTATATGATTGCCGTTTATTGGCGTTGTAGTGGTTCCTGCTGTGTGTTCTCCACTATGGTTGGGCAAGTATATCTCATCAGCAAATATATTCGTTTGTGGGATAAACTTCTTAGAAACAGCTTGTCTTTTTTTAGTTTTTTTCTTTGCCATTATAATTCTAAACCCACTCTCTTTTTACTTAAAACTTTAGATTCTTCCGGGACTAAATTCGTAGTATCTCCAATCCCCTCTGGGATATTTATCTTAGCTATTTCTTTAGTTGATTTAGTTCCTTCGTTAGGATTTACCATAAAATTATAGAGAATTAGAATTTAAATAACTATGCGTTAAGTTGTCTTATTACCCAAACCCGGGTTCCATCCTTTACATAATTAAAAGTATCTGTTGCAGCAGTCCATAAGGCTTTAGCTGCTGCAGCTACGGTTGTACCTGTTGCATTTTCAACAACGGTAATATCAGTATCTCCTGCTGCCATTAGATAGCCACCAATCCTAAAGCTATTAAAGCATTTTGTAAGGATAACGCAGAAAGAGTTGTTATGGTTTGTTTAGTTACTGGAGTAGCTGCATAAAATCCAATCTTCCCTGTAGCATTTCCTATATTTTCAGTGTCAGAACCAGCTTCATCATTAACCATTATTTTTTCTCCTTAGGTTTAATTTCTTCCTTAGGTTCTTCAAAAATAATTTTAGGTCTTTTCTTAATTAAGTCAGCTAAATGTCTTTTAGCATCAGAAACAACTAATTCATCTCTAACTGAATTACCTGTTTTTAAACTACCTGCAATTAAAGATTTAAAATGTTTATAGAGTCTTTTGTCTACTTCTTCTGACATTATGCCACCCCTGTAATTAAAGAAATGTATTTAGGTTTTCTTAAAATAGCAGTTCCATTTGTAGTAACTCTAATTTTCCTACCAATTCCTTCTTCTGTAATTATAAAAGTTTGTAGTGGTTTGAATTGTCTGTATTCTGCTGCTTGTTTTAAGTCTGCAACCATAGCAAAAGTAGCTGTTACATTTTCAGAAACAATAACTTTAAGTCCTGCAATTCCACTTAGTGTCCCACTTCCTACTTTCTCACTAGCGAAGTTCGGAATACTTGAGCCTTTTGTTGAGACTAACCATACTAATAAATCCTTTTCTCCCTGAGCATTTACAATCAAAACTCCATTTTTAATACTTCTTTTAGTCTGTTGTCTTATCTCCATCTTTGCCTCCATGATATCTTCGAATGGGTCTTGCCCACTTGCTGCGTCCCATGTAGCATTTGCTGCAGTAGAATTAATAAGGTCGGGTGATTGATTTTCACTTATGATATTCCAAATATCATTATCTTCATCGTTAGCAATAGCTTCAACAACATCTTTAGCATTATCTAAGAAGACTTGAACTTCTGCATCGCTCTCATCTTCCATATTAATCATAGGAGAATCAAGCATATACTTTATAGAATATTTTGTGGTTGGTGTCCAAGAAGTTTCAGCTACAAATGGTCTTGCTCCCGGTGCAATATTACTTAATTTAGCCGGAGAAGTCAAAGTTAAATAACCTGAAGTCTTTTGCCAAAATTTAATCTCTCTTGCTTTTGTAGGTCTACTTGAGATTAGTGGTTTAAAAATTAAAGCTTCTTCTTCATAAGCCATAGAACTTCTAGTTATATCGACTCCTCTAATTAATGCTTGTCCTGATGTTTCAACCATTTTAAGCTAACTGCATAGACGTAGGTCTAAGCTCCATTAATTTAATTTGACCATCAGTTCCATCTTCTAACATTATTCCAAGAATATTCTCATTATCAGCGACGGCAATAGCGACTCTGTTAGCAACTAAAGAAGTTATAACAGGGTCTCCTGCACTTACACTTCCACAACAAGTTACTCTAAAAATCCCACCTCTAAAAATAGCTACTGAATCTTGTGATGTTTCTGCTCCTAATTTTTCAGATTGAACAATACCTGCTACAATATCATTAGCTCCATCAGAAAGAACAGCTGTCATAGGGTCGGTCATTTTACAAATTGCGCCTTTTTCAATAGTTACGGCAGTAGAACAAGTAAAATTTACTGGGATATGAGTCTCCACTTTTAGAACTGCTTCATCTGACATAAAGTTATTCGGTTAACCGATTATTTAAACCTTTCGCTTAAATTTCCCTTCTTTCCAAAGTTGAAATAATTTAATAAGAACAAAAATAATCACATAAATTCTTAATTCCCATATCATAATGCTTCGTGCGTCCATCCTTTATCGTCAATATATTCTCCAACAATCTCTCCATCTTCTCTTATTCCTAACATTATAATACTAACAAATGCCTTGCCCCACAAAAATATCTTTCCTTCTTCAATGTCTTTTGGAATCGGTTTAAGTTTTAACAATTTTCTAATAAAAGGATAAGCAAGCTTTTTAAAATTAATTCCATAAACTCCTCCTCCACTATCTCCCATTGTTCTTAAAACCATATCAAGAGAATCTTTAGGGAATACATATTCTTTAAATCCAAAAGGTAAGTCTCTAATTTGTCCTTGAATCCATGTAGCTCTTTTTTCTTTTCCCTTAGTCATAGGCATTAAATGTTTTTGACTTTCCATATCTCTTAACATTCTTTCAACACATCCCCTTTCGCCATAAGGAATAAAACTAACGTGCATTTTTATCGGCTTCCATTTTGATTTCTGCCTTATAGAATTTGATTAAGTCTGCGCACAACGCCATATTAACTTCTGATTTTATGTGGTCTGTTTCTACTCTCGCTAAAGAATCTCTTAAAAACTTTTCTTTTTCAGAAATTATTTCAAAGCTTTCATCTGGTTTTATTTTATTTTCAGTCATTATGTTTTCCCTCGTTTATTTCTTTTTCTATTCTTTCGTTGTATTCTTTTGGAGTTTCTTCTTTCTTTGCTGGTGCTTTTGACATTGAACTTTTGCCGCCTAATTCTCTTTCCGACGCTAATTTTTCAGTTCTATCATTTTCCTCTTTAACTTTTTTTCTTTCTTCTTCCATTAATTTTCGTTCCTCTCTGGCTTCATCAACAATAGTTTTTTCTTTGGTCGGAGTTCCAGCATCTTTATCTTTAATTGGATCCTCTGGTTTATTTGGTGTAACTTCCTCTTTTGGTTTTTTCCCATCTGTTTTTTCTTTTTCTATTTCCATATTTTTACCTCCTTATAACTTTATCCAACGAAATTAAATAACATCTTTGTAGTGTTTGTAGGTTTGATGTAGTTTCTTAATCTTACAATACAAGCGATCCCTGCCCCTGCTATTGCAGATAAAATAATCTTCCAAGTTATCTCGCCTGTTGTAAATGCTCCAAAAAATACTAATGCCCCTGCTAACAAAGAATTTATCAATACTTCTTTTGGAAATACTTTTTGTTTTTTTGTCATTATTTTTTACCATCTATTTTTGCTTTTGTGTCAGATGGCTTTGCTGCTTTTGCTGGTCCATCTTTCTTTTGATCGTTTGCAAGATCCATTGCTATTGACGCTGGAAATTCAAAATCAACTTCCAAACCTAATTGCATTTTAATTTGTTCTTCTAAAAATAATTGATGTTCTTGCACACTTTGCTCAAATGCAAATACTAACATTTTGGCACTTGCTTCTACTGTTTGTTTTGCAGAGCCCAAAATTACATCTGGGACATTTGTAGCTTGATAGAAATATTGGTTTAATGCTTCTATCCACGGCAATGGATCTAATGTGCTATATTGCGGGACACTAACTCTTTCAGCTTCTGCTGCACCTTTTGGAATGTAAATATTTTCTGAATTAGCAACTGTTTTGTCTGCCTTTGCTTTGAAGTTTGCAATTTTTGTTATGTTGTCTGTGTCTAATTGCCAGATCCATAATGGTTTAACATATCTATGAAAAACTGTTTTCATATCTTGCATTGCTTCATTTCTTGCATCAATAATTGTTTTTAATCTTCTTATAATTGAAGTTCCATGTACTTGATCTCCAATTCTATCCCATGGTAAATGAAATATTTGATTTGGTTTAAATATTTGTGGATCATTCATTCCCTGACTGTATCTAAATTCTTTTAGCATTCCTTGATCATCAACAACGGTTGCCATTTTTCCTGCATTTAAAGGTTTTACATTTAATAATTCTCCACTTCCTGCTGCGTATCTTATTAATCCCAAAGAGATTTTATTTCCTACATTTTGGATTTTTTCTTTTGTAGTTTTTTTTCTAATTATTTCACAAAAAGAGTCCCCACTTGCCATGTAAATTTTAATATCATTTTTTATTATTTCATTAAAGCTGTCTTTTCCCCAGCCGACTATTTTTCCCAGAATGTCTTTTGTTTTTTTATCTGCTTTGTAACCTTTTCCGACAGTCCATTTTGCCATGGCTTTTATTGTAGATCCTAATTCTGGGATTGTGTCTAAATAACCCATTTCATTTCCAAAATTAGAATTAATATAAGAATATTCTTTTGTGCCATCTGGGCAGTCTAATTCTAAAGCATCAACAGAGTAATCAGCGACGCTGTCTGTCATGTTGCCTACGCTTGCGTTATTTATATCCATTGCCATTTTATTTTATCCTCATTATCCACACTACATTATAATAAGGCGGTTTATTTTCGTGGGCTCCGTTTCCCCCTTTCCATGATGTAACTTCTATTGTGCTGTTATTTCCTGTATTTGTTTTAGTTATTTTTGGGGAGCTCCCTGATCCTTTATATACCAAATTTCCGTCAACTGCTTCAGAATGTTCATGGTTTGGCATTTCTGCTATTGTTAAAGTGTGCGTTGAACTTCCGCCAGTTCCCCCGCTTGTTGAATTTCCTCTTAAAAATCTATTATCCCCATTTAGATCTGGTAGAGTTTGCCCATCATAAAC